TTGTGCTCGTAACCCAGTCACAGAAACGCTGCCAGTTGTCAAATGGTTTTGTTAGTGTGGCTGTAGTCATTTATAAATTAAAAGATACCTGGAATAATTTTTCCAGTAAAAAGATAAGAGGCAGTGAGTATCCAGAATGCAACCATTGCAAATCTGCCATTAGCTCGTTGCCATAAAGCGACGTTAGTCATTAGAAGACACCAGGAATTATTTGTCCTGTTGTTACGTAAGCTCCAAGAGCAGCTACGATACCGATCATTGCAAGCTGACCATTAGTTCTTTCAGCTTGTTCCATGATGAAGTTCTCTTCGTTTTTGTTCATAAGTCTTGGTGGTGTTTCTTTTGCAAAAATGTTTTGCTTACCGTATTCGGTTATTACAGTCATTGATTTTTAAGGTAGGTGAATGGCGAGGATGATCGGTCAGGTCGCCATGACTACCTAAAATTGAAGATCAGATCTATCTAATTTTATTATCACTTCTTGTCTATAAGCAGGGTCATTATCATATCTTGGATCAGACATAGCTTCGACTAACTGCGCTTGACTTTTGAATACATCAGCTGAATTGTTAGGTGCTTTACCAGTTAACATTCTTCCTTCATATCCATTAGCACTATCGTATTGAGACTTCAACCCAGTGAGTGCTAACTTAATAGCTTCCTTATTTCCTGTTTCAACAATACTATCAAAGGCATCAATAGAACCTTTATCTAAATTCTCACCAGCCCATCCAACTAGTTTTCCATATTCAGCATCACCTCCTACAGAATTCTTGATACTATTAACATCAGCATCTGTTATATCAACTGATGTTTGTTGTTGATCTGGTTGACCTTGTTGTAATTCTAAGTAAGCATTAACAAGATCTTGACTACTCATCTCTGAAAACTTCTCAATAGTTTCTGGAGATAATTTGTTATCATTAGCGTAATACTCAGCTGATGCCTTATTGATTAAGGCAACTGCTGGAGAATCTTCCGTAGTTTCTTTTGTTTCTTCAGACGTTTCTTCTGAGTCAACAGTCTCGGTGTCCCCAGTTGTTTCGCTAGTTTCATTACTGTTTTCTCCAAGCTTTTTTTGAAGTTCGACATAAGCTTTCTCTAGGTCTTCAGCATTCTTATATTTACCTGCAAGTAATTGAGTTTGCTCTTCTATCAACTTCTCACCAACTTGCAGGGAATCCTGTTCGTCTGGTGTTAAATTATCTTCGGTAGTAACTGTATCAGTACCGGGATCGTATGTAAGTGTCTCTGCCATTATTCAGTCGGTGGTTCCTCTTCTAATAGTTGTGGATTCTTTGTTGGATCAGCTAGTGGTGAGCTTGCCATTTGACCAGCTTGATCAATTAATGATTGTTGAGCTGCTGCCTGTTGTTGTTGTTCTAATTCTTGTTGTATCTGTTGTTCAGACTTAACTAAGTTCAATACATCAATACCTTGTGCAGCTGCTAAACGTTTGATTGCTTCTGAAGGATTAATGAATTGCATCAATGCTTCTGGACCTAATGTTTGTGCAATAGTAGTAACGAAAGATGTAAGACTTTCTCTATCTTGTCCACGACCTAACGCATTAACTCCAGCTACGATCTTTGGACGTACTAAATTTTTAGGTATGTTTGGTATCTCCTTAGATCTTTGAAGTATTAATAATGTTCTATTCAAATATGGTACAAGGAATTCAACAGTGAGCAATGAGAATAAACCTCCCAATTGTTGCTCAAGTTCTAACTGAGTAAGTCGTACTTCTTCTGCTGTAGTTCTTTCACTTTGTCTAATATTTAAAACAAGGAAAGCATCATAGATTCTTTTCTCTAAACCTTGAATCATTTGTGCAGCTGTACTGAAGTCAGCAGTTTTACCAACTTGAACTACAGCGACATCCTCTGGTCTACCTTGTACGATTGCTCCATTACCAGCCTTAGCAATAGTTGCTGGCTTAGTAGTAGAACTAGGAGACACAAGGAATATAACTTTGGCAGCACTAGCAGCTCCTTCAACAAGAGCTTGAGATAAACCTTCAAGTGATTTTAGATCACCAAGGAACTCTTCTACTCTGCCTCTACCGTAATCTTCACCATCAACCGTATTAAATCTGAGAACGAGCCAAGGACTAGCTTTCTTTGGTGCTGTACTACGACTGTTAGGAAGTATTTTATCAAGTGCTTCCTGATGCCAGATCCAGCGTCCACTCTTTTCATCTAGTCTGACGTAGGTGTATACCTCAACGTCATCGTTGTTAGAGCCTACGGATTCATCCACTACATTAAGTGGATTAGGGTCAGGCAGCTCTATACCTAATACCTTTCTACTAATAATTTCTTTAGTAACTATTTCTAGGACGTTACCATTACCATCTCTGTTGACGACATATCTATTTAATGGATAATTCTTTAGACCATCTTTACCCATAAATATTAAAGCATTACCACCTACAATTAGATGCTTTAATGCTTGATGTACTACAACACGATCACTTGATGCAGCTATATAATCCATAACCATTCTCTCCATCTTAGAGAAAGAGAGATCTAGTTCACTACGGATCTCTGGTGGTATCTCTTCTCCTAACTTGTCATCTCTAACTTGTAGTTTAAAGAATGTAGTTTGAGGAGGAAGTAACGCTAGCATTAACTTTGCTGCCAGCGTTACAACTGCTTTAGATCCACAGCTTTGCCATGGAGTTATTAACTTCTTGTGATTTGGTTGAGCATTTACATCTCGTTCAATAAGGTAAGGCAACGTGAGTTCAGAACAAGTAACTGCAGTATCTAAAAACTGAGATCTACCGCTTGTTAATTGACTGTATCTTTCACGTGCATTCATTAGTAATTACCTGAGACTGGACCTTCACTTCCAGTGTTTACGTTATCTCCTAATTTGATTCTTAAAGAACCTGTACCTTTGGCAAGTGGATTCTTATCCTTCTTACTACGTGCTCTCTTTACCTGTGGATTTACATCTGTATCCAATGGTTCAGGTGCAGGTAAAGGTGGCGCTGGTGGTGCAGGTGGTGGTGGTGGCGGTGTCAAAGGTGGTGGTGGTGGTGGACTTGATGGCTTTCTAAATAAGCACATTAGATTTCATCCTCCATAATTGATTTGATGTATTCAATAACACTGGCTTGACCAGCTCTGTACATAATTGTTTGTACATCTTCTTTTGGATGGATAGGTTTCCAACCAAAGTTTTCCTCAAGTCTTGTTAATAGCTTGTCTAACCTTTCGTTGTGAAGCTTAAGAGTATTGAGGGAGATTTGTGTTTGCATGTTCGAAAAAGGCTGGCATCCTGGCTGACTTGGTGGCAGAAAGTTCTGGAGCTTTGCCGTTATACATTAAATTGTCACTAGAATCGAGCCAAAATTTTTTGCTTAAATATTTATCGCCATAAGTATTCTTACTTAATGGCTCCATGATCCAGTTAATTGTGGCTTTCCTAAGTTTATCCAGAGATTGACTCCAAGATAAGCCCATATCGTGACATACAAGGCTATTAGTGGCCACGTGTATTTGTTCGTCTCTGGAAATATCAGCTGATACCGTTCTGAGACCAGCATCGCCATTAAACCTAAAAAAAGGCAGAAGTACAAAGAAGATAGCACGTTCTATAACTAAGGCTTTTGTAATCATGTGGTCTGGGTGCGCTTCCCACGCATCCCTAAGCAGGAAAGCTTCTTTCTCTGCTTTCTCATCAACACCTATAGCGTTGGTTATGTAGCCAAGAGCGAGATCGTGTTTTATCTCATCCTTGACGTTTGATTCGAGGAGTTTACGAGCAGATTCGGGAACCTCTTTTTCAAGTGATTCTGCAATAAACTCGCCAACTGGTAACTCCATGTGGCGTATTGCGAGAGCACGGTAGATGGTTTCTTCTGCGCCCTCTTTAAGCTTTCCAGCTGTTGTTTGGACTGGTGTCCATGTTCTCTTTCTATTGAGTAACTTTTCATATGGGTTCATTCTTGACAATCGCAATCGGGTTCGTTGTTTTTTAGAATCCCTTGCAAGTAATCTTGTACATCCTCTTCATCAAGTGCTGCATATGCACTGGACTTATCCTGAAC